AAGCCTGTAAAATTTGGACAGGGTTTAAATGGGCTGATGCAATAGGTATGGAAAAGGGGGTAGAGAAAAAAGCGCAAATAGAATTATCAAGTGGTTTGGTTGTTGATTGTGATATCGAACACTATCTAAAAAATGAAAACCACGAGTGGGTACACTTTAATGATATGTATAAAGGTATGAAAGTCGCCTTGCCAATAACAGGATCTAGTATAAAACCCTCTACAAAAATAACATGGGATTTTGTTTTGGGCTTTATTATTGGGGATGGAAGTCTGACTGTACAAAAAAATAGAAAATACGTAGCTATAGTAGTCGGTGAAACAAAAAAACGTGACTTATATAGAATCAAAAACTTTTTATCTTCTTGTGGATATAAAGGGTATAAAAATCTAAGAATCACGACTATAAAAACAGATGGTTATGCAGACAGGTATAAATTGCAAATAGAAGATAAAAAATTCACAAAAGATTTGGAAAGTTTTGATTTGGTTTTTGGCACAACTGCTCATAATAAAAAACTGCCCTCTTATATATGGACAGCTTCTAAACAACAACAAATTGACTTTATGGAAGGGCTGTGGAGATCAGACGGTAGTAGAGTAAAATGGCAAGAAAAAAACTTGCATATGTGTAATAAAGGATTGTTGCAAGATATACAAAATCTTATATCTCCTTTAGGATTTGATACTTCTTTAAAGACAACAAAACAGGGATGGCTGCTGAGAGTGTGTGAAAGAAAAACCAATTCCAAACCAGCAAGAAAAGTTCCAAAAAAAGTGATTGATAAAGTGGTGAAACCTTCTTCAATAAAAACAAACTTGACTGATTTGTCTACAATTACTGATAGAAGAGCAATGTCAAAGGAAACAGATATTAGTCAATACGTTGCCGAGAGAATAATTCATCGGTACGCTCCTAGTGGGTCTGAAATTTATAGGTATGACACAATAGAAAACATAACCATTTACGATGAAAAAGACAAAATGTATACAATGGCTGTGAAAGATGATCTGCATCAGTTTGTCGCTGATGGGGTTATTCATCATAATTGTGACTCCTTCCATTGTCTATTGTGGTCACTTACAAGAATGAACAATATTCTCAAAAAGGGTAAGTGGAAATCAAAAATCATAGGCCAGATTCATGATAGTATTGTAGCCGAGGTACACACCAAAGAATTAAATGATTATTTGGCACTTGCTGATAATGTCATGTGTCATGAAATCAGAAAAGCAAATAAATTTATCATAACACATCTTGAAATAGAAGCTGACGTCACTCCTAAAGGTGGATCTTGGAATGATAAGAAAGCATACGAAATAAAAGCATAGGAGTTTGTATGGCAAAAGCGGCTAGAACAAGACCAACTGTAGAACTTCACAAGAAGTACAGACCAAAAACCCTCAAAGACTTCAAAGGGAATCCCATTGTAAAAAGAACTCTCCAGTCACACATAAAGAAAAATAGCCTTCCTCATGCTATTCTACTTTCAGGTCCATTTGGATGCGGCAAAACCACCCTGGCTAGGATATTGGCTAGTCAATTGAACTGTTCTGATTTTGATCTCAATGAAGTAGACACTGCTGACTATACGGGCATTGAGAATATCAGAGATATACGCAAACACATGCATCATAGACCAATGAAAGGCAGCAGTCGTGTTTGGATTCTTGATGAATGCCACAAATTATCCAAACCTGCTATGAGTGCAATTCTAAAAGCATTGGAAGAGCCTCCTGAACATGTATACTTTTTCCTTTGTACCACTGATCCTGAGCAGTTATTGCCTACTATAAAGAGCAGATGCACTAATCTTCATGTCAACACACTGAATGAAAATGCGATGGTATCTTTGCTCAAAGAGGTGATTGAAAAGGAAAAGGTAAAAGTACCTGATGATGTTCTCACACAAGTTGCTCAGGATTCGCTAGGACACCCAAGAGATGCCCTCAAAATTCTAACAAGTGTAATTGCCCTTGAATCCCCAAAGGCCATGCTCAAAATGGCAAAGACAAGGGCAGCAGAAGTGAATCAAACCATTGAACTATGCAGAGCACTGACAAACTCCAAGAGTACCAAGTGGACTGATATAGCCAAAATTCTATCTGGACTACAAGAGGAACCTGAGACAATTAGGTATTCTATCCTTGGGTATTTCAACACTGTACTAAAAAATGGCAGTCCTGCTATTGCGGTTCCAGTACTTGAAAACTTCAAAGACCCCATGTTTTATTCCAAACACGCAGGTTTAAGTCTCGCAGCATACAAGGCTTACGTTGGCATTAGAAAAGAAAATTCTTAAAAATATGTTTGGTGCGTGTTTATGAAACGTGCCGGTTTGCTATGTATATATAAACAAGGAGAGCAAAATGGATAAAATGGTAGCGGAAATTTACGACAAGTACGGATTGCCCTGTTTGGAAGACAGGGAAATTGATCCGGATGATCTTGACAGTGAGTGGCTTGAGCATACCAATATATTTGGTGAGTACTCGGATGCTGCATCTAAAGCTTCCTACCTCAAAGACAGTCAAAGAGCCTTAGTTGATAGGAAAAAGAGCAAATTGGATGAAGTAAAAGCAGATCTCTCATTGAAAATAAAGTCTGATCCTAGTGAATATGGATTGGAAAAAGCAACAGACGCCTCAGTAGAAAACAGTGCAAAGACACAAGAGGAGTACATATCGGCTCTCGATGAATATCTAAGTGCTTGGGAGAAATACAATGTGCTAAAGTTTGAGTCTGATGTACTGCAAGGTGCTGTCAAAACAATGGAACAAAGGAGGTTTTCCTTAGAAAATTCTATGCGGTTGATGTCATTGCAATACACTGAGCCTCCCAGCGAACCAAAAACAGATGCCAAATCAAGACTCAAGATAAAGAAAAAACAAAGAAGTGAAACAAGAGGTACTATAGCAAGTGCTATGGACAATAACGATGAAGATTCAAAAAGGAGTCGTAAGAGAAAAAGGAAGTAGTATGAGTGACACAATACCATACATAGTGTACCTTTTTATTTTGCTTGTGCTACTGCCTATATGGATTTCTTATACCGTACAAATGGTTGCACAAGCATGGTACAGGGCTAAACGTGATCATGTAAAACGAACAATCTTGGAGGGAATTTTCAATGGCCAAAAAAACGACGAAGACCACAAAGAAAACTGAGAAGGTAAATAAGAAGAAAACTTCTCCATCAAAAAAGAAGTCCACAAGTGTTGATGATGACGATGAAGACATGAGTGCTCATACCAGAGCACAAGCTGAGAAAAGCAAAAACAAATATGGTTCTCAGCTTTTCAATCTTCCTGATGGAACAGAACAATTCAAACCCAAGAAGAAAACATACAACCTGGACCATCTTCCTTACAGAATCACGGACAAAAAACACCCTTCCGGCAGAGAAAAAGGTAAGCTGTGGTATGAGCGCACCTTCTACATGCATTTCAATGTAGGTCCAGAAGACAAACCTGTCATATGCCCCACTTCAATTGGCAAGCCTTGCCCTGTTTGTGAGGAGTATAAACGACTTTCCAAATCAGGGGATGAATCTGATTCCAAAGAAGCTGATCGTATCAAGAAAAAAGAACGGCAGATGTTCAATATCATTGATACCGACGATCAAGACAAGGGTGTTCAGTTCTTTGAATACTCAACTTTCAATTACGGTGATATCATTGACGAAGAAATTCGTGAATCTGAAGATGATTCCGGGTATGCAAGGTTTGCAAATCTGAAGGGAGGTTTTACCCTTGAAGTCAGATTCATAGAAGCAAAGATGGGCAGCAACAAGTACATCAAAGCTTCCAGAGTTGATTTCAATGAGAGGGAAGACTACGACAAGGATATTCTTGATGATGTTATCAATCTTGATGAAGTACTTGTCGTAAAGTCTTATGACGAACTTGCTGCTTTGATTGAAGGTGGGGATGACGACGAAGAAGATGAAGAAGAAAAACCCCGCAACAAAAAGAAGGACAAAAAGCAGTCCTCAAAGAAAAAGCGTGATGAGGATGAGGATGACGAAGATGTAGATGAAGAAGATGAGGATGAGGAGGATGAAGAAGACGAAAGTGAGGACGAAGAAGACGAAAGCGACGATGATGAAGATGACGATGATGCAGATGAAGATGAAGATGAACCTAAAAAGAAAAAGGGTTCTAAAAAATCTTCAGGACGAAAGAAGACTGACAAAAAATCAACAAAGTCCTCTGGAAAAAAGAATACTGGAAAAAAGAAGAAGGGCAGCAAAGGTAAAAAATGTCCGGCTGGAGGCACGTTTGGCGAAGATTGTAATGAGTACGAAGAATGTGATGACTGTGATTATTGGGTAGATTGCCAAGAATTGACTGATTCATAAGAAACCTTTCGCAAATTATGTAATGAACCGGGGTCAATAGTGATCCCGGTTTTTTTATTAAGGAGATATTGATGGCTTCCAGAAGAAACAAAAAACCTATAGAAGAAAAAACAGAAGACAAAATCAATTCAGTTCCTATACATGAGACAAATGATCTCATACCATCAGGATCTACAATATTCAATCTTGCCTGTTCCAATAATGCCTATGGTGCTTTCAAAAAAGGAAAGATTGTAAACCTGATAGGAGATAGTCATGCAGGAAAGTGCCTGAGACAAGCTTACATATTATCAGAAAATGGTATGGAGAAAATTGATAATATTGGAAATAAAAGTCCAGAGGGCTTGTCTACTTATAAAAGTACCTATACAACCTCCAAGGGCAAAAAAGATACAACTTCCCATTTTTGGAAGGAGACTGTTGATAGTTATATTAGTGTAAAAACAAGACACGGTTTTGAATTAGAAGGAACAAAAGATCACAAAATAAAAATTTTTAATGAGGATAATTTTGAATTTGAAATGAAAAAATTATCTGATTTAAATGTTGGAGATGTGGCTGTAATAGCCTCCAATACACAAACCTTTAATAACAAAAATCAAAAACTTCCAAAAATACATAATCTTGATAGTAATGCAAAGGAGGCAAACTTTCCAGAAAAAATAAATGCTAAAATGGCTAGGCTAATTGGGTATTTTGTTGCTGATGGTAATCTTTATAAAAGTGCTGTACGTATCAGCAATTCTAGGAAGTACATCAGAAAAGATATAAAGAAAATAGCCAAATCATTTGGCCTGTCATTTACAGATCAAGGCATAAGCAGTGTTCATTTAGCCAGACTGTTCATGAGTATTTTTGCTACACACGAAAATAAAAATCTAACAGCCAAACATAAATTCACTCCAGAAATAATATTACAGTCTACAAAGGAAGTACAATGTGCTTTTATAAGAGCCTTGTTTGATTGTGATAGTTGGTCTGATGGCAAACAATTGTGTTACTACACATCATCAGAAGAACTAGGAAAACAAATACAACTAATGTTGCTGAATATAGGAATACTTTCATCAAGAACTTTCAAATATGGAGCTTTTGATGGAAAAAATTATCACGACCACTTATACTGGACCATTAGTATTTATGGATCACACATAAACACTTATAATAATCAAATTGGTAGTCTGAAATATGAATTTGTCCACAAAGAAAATATGGGACGTAATGAATATGACATTATACCAAGCATAGTATACAAAATGAAGCAGGATATTAAAGAGTGCAGAAGAAAAGTTGGATGGTCAAAAAATGGTAGATGTGACAAAGGAACCTTCCCAAAATTTAAATTTGGGGACACCTTTAATGGTTCATGGAATCTGCTTGATAAATTTATAAACACGTTCAAAAAGTGGCCAATAGAAATTGAGTTTTACGAGCGTTTAAAATCATCAGGATACCACTTTACAAAAATCACTAATATAACAGAAATAGATGAACCAGTTGAAGTATATGATGTCCATATCCCAAAAACCCACTTGTTTTGGGGCAATGGTTTTGTAAATCATAATACGATCCTGGCTTTGACTACATTGGCTATGTGTGTGTACTTGAAAAGGTTTGATAATCACGAATTGATTTACGATGACATAGAAACAGCAGACGAATTTGATACTGACTACATGTTCGGTAAAAAATTCAAGAAACGTGTAATTGCTCCAAAGTACACAAAAGAGGGTTATCCAGATCCAAGTAGTGATATTGAAGAGTGGCAAGACAGACTTCATGAGCGTTTGGATAAAAAAGTCCCTTTTATATACGTAACAGATTCTTTTGATGCTCTTCATTCTGAGGAAGATGAAAAGAAAGCTATTGAGCAGTATGAGGCACGTCAAAAAGGCAATAAAACAAAAGGATCTTATGGCATGGCCAAGGCTAGAATGGCCAGCAATGTATTCCGTAGACTTAGAAAAAGATTCAAAGAGACAAATTCCTTGTTGCTTGTCATTTCTCAAACAAGAGATAACGTTGATCCAATGTCTCATTCAAAGAAAACAAGAAGCGGTGGCAAGGCATTAAAGTTCTACAGCACTCATGAAATTTGGGGAGCCGTAACAAAAAAGATAAACAAGACTGTAAACAAAAATTCTTATGAGATTGGCGGTGATATACAATGGAAAATCACCAAAAACAAACTCACTGGAAGAAATCGTACAGTAACATTTCCCATTTACAATGATATAGGTGTTGATGATGTTGCTTCCTGTATTGATTTCCTAGAAAAGCATGGCGGTTTGGAAAAAACAAGCAATACGTACAAAATACCTGAACTTGATCTCAAAGGAACAAAAGAAAAAATCATCAGAACCATAGAAGACAATGACCTTGAAAATAAACTGTCAAAACTATGCGAGGAAAAATGGATTGAGATAGAAAAATCTCTGCGCCTTAAAAGGAAAAGGAGATTCAAATGATAAAGTGTCTTGTGGTTGATTCTCCTTATTTATGTCACAGAGCAAAGCATACCACAAATTGGATGACTTCTGGAGATACCGGGACTGGAATACTGTACGGATTTTTCAACCAGATTCTAAAAGTATCAAAAACACATGCTCCAGATTTGTATGTATTTGCATGGGACAGCAAGAAGTCCATAAGAAAGGAAAAATACCCATTTTACAAAACAAGAGACAAAGACAAAAAACATTACACAGATGACGAATTGAAAGCAGAAGAAATCTTTCACAAACAAACTTCTTTGTTAAGAAAAGAGATACTTCCAGCCATAGGTTTTAATAACACCATAATGCAAAAAGGTCTTGAAGCTGATGATGTCATAGCCAAATTGGTAATGAGTAAAAAATATCAGAATATCAATTTCCTTGTGGAAACGGCAGACAATGACCTTCTTCAGCTACTTGACCATTGTAGGATTTATAATCCCAATAAAGAAATGGTGATTACTGATGATACATTCAAGGCCCTATGGGGAATCACTCCAAAAGAATGGGCTAAGGTCAAAGCATTGGCAGGATGTGATTCTGATACTGTACCTGGTGTAAATGGAGTTGGAGAAAAGACCGCTGCAAAATATCTCAGGGGAGAAATAAAAAGCACTTCTAAAATAGCACAGAACATAGAAAAGAAGAAAAAACTGATTGAAAGGAATCGTTGGTTGGTTGAGCTGCCTCATGAAGAAACCAAACCAGTCAAGATAAAAAAGAACAATGAATTCGATGTCAAGGAGTTCATTTACATATGTCGTGATTATGGCTTGGTGCGGTTCAGAAAAAACATTGAGGAGTGGAGAAAGCATGTTTCCGCATAAATGACCGGATATATTGCTTATCAAAAAATACACCAAAAGCTATTATAAAAATTTTCTTCTCAGAAGCATTTTTTTATTGACATTTTTCGCTGTGATTCATATTTTTGTTTCTACAGCAAACAAAACAGCAAACAAGTCCAGATTCACTGGACAAAAAACAAAGGAGCACAATCATGGCAAAGAAAGAGAAAGAAGCAAAGACCGTGAAGACCAAAAAGAAGGCAAAGAAGGAAGAGCCTGTCGAGCAGGAAGTCGTCGAGCAAGAGATCGGCCAGAAGGTTGACGGACTCACAAACGACGACCTGAAAGAAATGGAATACCATGAACTCATGGAACTCTCCAGAAAGCTCATGGAGTCAATGGCCGAGGATTGGGAAAAGGCCAAGACTGTTGAGGCTGCTGGAAAACGCCTTCGCAAGAACTCTACCCGGCTGGAGAAGGTCTTCAAGGCCATGAGGAAACAGTCCACTGAATACTTCAAGGCCCAAAAGGAAGAGAAGAAAGCGGCCAAGGAAGCAAAAGAGGCCAAAGAATCCAAGAAGGCAAAAAAGGCCAAGAAGTCCAGCAAGGATGAAAAGCCTGCCAAGAAGGCAAAAAAGGCCGATGCTGAGGAAGAGGCCCCCAAGAAGAAAAAGAAGAAAAAGGACAAGGAAAAAACCAAGTCCAAATCAAAATAGTTTCCAGTAGATAGTGATTTTATTATAACCCCGGTCATTCAATTGGCCGGGGTTTTTTATTTGATACAAGAGGATTTTATCTTGGCTAAGAGAATAAAGCAATTAAGACACAAAGATATTCCCATTCTTAGGGAAAGGTTATTAAAAAAACAGAATTATATTTGTCCTATTTGTGGTGAAACTATTAACAAACCTGCCCTTGATCATCAGCACAAAAGAAAGATAAATGGTTCAGGATTAGTCAGGGGTGTTTTATGCAAAAACTGTAATGTATTATTGGGAAAGATGGAAAACAACTGTACAAGATATGGTGTTCAGCAAAAGGATTTGCCAGATGTACTCGTGAATATGTCTGAATACCTTAGAAGGAAGCATTTACCTTACTATCATCCATCCGAATCAAAGAAACCTCCAAAGCTGAAAAAGGCCAGCTATAACAAACTCAAAAAACATGTAGACGGTAAACAAAAAATGCCTCCGTATCCCAAATCAAAAAAGCTGACAAAGCAACTGAAAACATTGTTTGATAAATATGGAATCAAACCTGAGTTCTATAAGAAGTAAGGGATTGTACAAGGAGGATCTTCAATGGCAAAAAGATTAGGAGATATGAGAAAAAGTGCGGGTGGCAAATCAGTACGAAAGTCTACCCGCAAAGCAATCCGTAAGAACAATACAAAAGAAACCACTACCAAAACATATTCATCAGAAAACAATATCAAAAATGAATACAAAGAAGCATCAAGCAGAAAACCTCCAGACAAAATAAAATTCTATAGTATCAAAGACAAATTACCTCCCGACAAACCTATCAACATATTGTATTACGATCCTTTGTTTGGGTATCAAATCAATCTTTCTGCAATTGTGCTTCAGCACATTCATCACGATATAAGCACACTAGGTTTTTCGAGAACAACACATTGGGCCTCTCTAAAAACAAAAAAGGAGTAAGCATGTCCAGGTACAAAGATGCAGAGAAAAAGCTGAAAACACGTACAAACAAAATCAAAAAAGACCATTTCCCAAACCTCGCCAATGTAGAAATCAAAGTACTACTTGACACAAAAAAGAAGATGTCAGGCGGCAAGATTAGAATGGCTGAAATCAAGCCAACTGATGAAATGATTAGATTCCTTACCAAAGAACAAACCAAAAATCTTAATGGCTACGATTACATTATGATTGTTGATGAAAAATTATTTGCTAATTTTGAAAAACAAGATACCAAAAGGGTATTGTTTCACGAACTCAAGCATTGCTTTATTGATGACAAAGGAAAATGCAAAACCATTCCCCATGATTTTGAAGGATTTTATGACGAAATAGAATACAATAAAGATGACCCGGAATGGAAAAATCGTATGACAGAAGTACTCATTGAGCTTCATAGGGAGGAAGAATAATGAACTCCCAAAAAGCAAAAAAACTCAAAAAAGCTGTACATGACTGGTGCAATGAACAAGGTCTTCCTGCCCACATGTGGAACAGGGCATGGAAACGTTTCAAAAAGCTATACAGCAATAATGAAAAGCTA